TTCCATTTCAATAATATAAGGTTTAATTTCTTTAAGTCCATTACATATAAGAGGACGTCTTACATTAGGGTATTTATTATTAAATTTTTTATTAAATGTATTAATAATATCTAAATCAATATTAGGGGAAGTCTCTAAAAGATTATCATATTCTGCACGACAAATTTTTAAAAAGTCTCTACATGGTTTCCTCTTTTTATCGTGTAAAGATAACTCAATTTCTATATTTCTACTCAATTTACTCCATGCTAAAGCACTTATTCTATGACCTTCATATATTTCTGAATATCTTAAGAAAGATAATAATGTTCCTAGTATACCACAGAATATATTTAAACTACCTACAAAAGCACTAAAACCTTGTTTTAAATTAGTAGGTACATAAGAATCTGTAGCAAAATTAGCAGTTCCTGTTAATGTACTCAAAACAATAATAGGAATTTGTAAGTGGTGGAATTTAGCTTTATATTTTCTTTGACTATAATTATGTAAATAACTATAACACATACTAATCTCACCCCACTCACTTAAAAGTTCTTCTATTTCATTACTCCAATCTTCAATATTATCAGGCATTTGTTTAGTATATCTAGGTGTTTGTAAAGTATCCATTATTTATATATATATATTATTTATATTACACGAAGTAATAAAAAAATAAAAGATATAATTTAAATTTTTTTATAATTAACCATAAATTAAAATATTTAAAAAAAAAATCTATAATATAATATATAGAAAATAAATGTCAGATTTAACAGATAATCGCATTAAACAAATTTTAAAGTCATATAATAACAAAAGATTAAAAGAAAAAGAAAGATATGAAAAAATAAAAGATAATGAAGATTTTAAATCGTCAAATAGGGAACGTGCAAAAAATCATTATCATAAAAATAAAGATATTAAATTAAATAAATATAAAGAAAATAAAGATTTTTTTATAGCAAAGTCTTCATATTATTATTATAAGAAAAATAACAGATTAAATGAATTTAAAGAAAAATACCCTCAAAAAATAGAAATATTAAATATAAATAAATTTAAAATTACCGATAGTTAAAAAATTAAATTATTAAGATAATATATATTTTTAAAATTTATAAATAGAATTCTATTTATAAATTAAATTTATTTTTTTAATTTTATATTTTCTATGATTAAGAAAAATAAAAAATACTTAAAAAATAAAATATTTATATAAGTATAGAATAAAAAAAAAATGATACAAATTAATGAAATTAAAAATATATCTGCAATAAATAATATGACAACATTTACCATTTTTGAAAAATATGATATAGTAAATGCTAAAAAGTTATTATTAAGTAATTTAATAAATGAAGAATATAAAACAAGATTAATGAAATATTTTAATCATGGAAAAAATGGAAAAGTAGAAATACAATATACAATAAATGAAATAGGAAGATTAAATATTAAAGTAAAAGATTTAAAAGAAAAAGAAACATGTTTAACTCAATCATTTATGAAACGTATATGTAAATCAGCAATATGTCAAAAATATTATAATGATCTAGATATTGTAAATGCACACCCAGTAATATTATTACAAGTATTTGAAAAATTAAATTATGAATGTAAAATATTAAATCAATATGTAAATGATAGAGAATCTATATTTAAATATTGTTATGATAATTATAAATTAGATAGAGATAATGTAAAAGAATTAATAATGAGAACTTTTTATGGAGGTAGTATAGAATCATTTTGTAAAGATTATAATATAGATATATCAACATTACCACCAGTAATAATAAATTTAGAAAAAGAAATAAAACATAACACAGAAAAAATAATGAATACAAATGAATTATTAAAATATAGAATGAAAGCAATAGAAGAAAAAGGTGAAGATAATTATAATTTAAATGGTACAGCATTATCATATTATTTACAAACAATTGAATGTAAATGTTTATTAACTATGTATGAATATATAAAATCAAAAGATATTCATGTAGGTGCATTAATACACGACGGATTACATATATCTAATGAATTTAAAGAAACTGAAGAATTAATAACAAAATTAAAAAAAGAAATATATGATAAACTACATTTAAAATTAGATTTAAAAATCAAACCTTTTGTAGAAATACCTGAATTAAATGAAATGATAGTAATTCAAACAGATAAAGAAGGTGGAGAACATATAAGTGATAAATTAAAAAATGATTATATAATTAGTCAAGAAAGAATATTTATGAGGATAGATAATGTATGGACTGAAAATCCAAAAATAATTCAAAGAAATTTAATAAAAACAATTGGAAATATGAATATCTTAATGGAAAAAACGACTTTTGACAAAGACGGAAATAAAAAAATAAATTTAATACCACATTCAACAATGAAAAAAGGGTGCATAGATATGTTAACTTATGTAGAACCAACAGAAGATCCTGATTTTATAGATAAATTATGGACAAGTAATTTATATAAATTATGTTTTAAAAATGGATATTATGATTTTAAACAAAATAAATTACAAAAATATAATACTGAAACTCATACAACAATTAAAATTAATAGAGATTATAAACCAGCAGATCCTGAAACGATAAAAGAAGTATATGAAAAAATATTAAATCCAATATTTAATAATGATAAAGAATTAATGAATGTATGGTTAAATTATATAGCACGTGGTTTAGCTGGTCATATAGAAGATAAAAATTGGGGTGTAGGAATAGGTGAAAGAGATTGTGGAAAAGGTGTATTGGTTGGAATGTTAGAAAATTGTTTTGGTGATTATTGCAGATCTACTAATTCAGAAAATTTTTTATTTAAAAAAGGTCAAAGTGATTCAGCAAAGGCTTTATCGTGGTTAATACCTTTTGAATTTAGAAGATTATTATTAACAAATGAAATAACTATAGATTCAGAAGGTAAAAATAGAATAAATGGAAATGTATTAAAAAAATTATCTAGTGGAGGTGATAAAATAGAAGCACGTGTAAATCATAAAGACGAAATCAATTTTAAAATTCAAGCAAGAGTATGTATATTTTGTAATGACTTACCACCAATAGAACCAGCAGATACAAAAGAAACAAGTTATATGTTTAGATATCCAAGTAAATTTTTAAATCATGACGACGAAAGATTAGGTACACCATTAATGAGACCAATTATGAAAGAAATAAATGGAAATATAGAATATGAATATGACGAAGAAGGAAATAAAAAAATGATAAATGTATGTAATTTTTATAAAAAAGACGATAATATAAAATATTGGTGTAAAAATGAAAATGTTATGAATGCATTTATCCATATCATATTTAATAATTATTCAAATAAAATAAATATACCTGAATCTATGAAAGAAGATATGAATGACTTTAAACAAGAAGAACGAGAGGAAGATAAATTTTTACAATTATTTAATTTTCCAACAGATAAACAATGGAATGATAAAATTGATAATTGGGTATCTATTGATTATATTAAATTATTATTAAAAGAAAATCATATATCATTAAGTCCTCAAAAATATAAAAATTATTTATTAAGTAAAGGTTGTTTATTAACTAAAAAAATAGATAAACATACTGGAAAACAAATGAGGTGTTGGTTAAACTTACAAGTTAATAAAAATAAAAATAATTATTTAGATTCAGATTCAGATTCAGATTCAGATTCAGATTCAGATTCAGATTCAGACGACGATAAAGAATATAAAACTCCTAAATTTTATTAGTTTTTTTTCTTCTTACTATTATATTTTTTTTTTGGTTTTTGTTCCCCTTCAAAAATTTTATCTTTAATATTTTTTTTTTTATCATTAAAATCCCTAATTGCTCTTTCCATATCTGCAGGTAAAACAACTGGCTTATTTTTGCTTTTTTTACTATACATTATAATATATATAATATATTTATTTAATTCCCCATTTTTCTTTTAAAGTTTTAAGTTCTTCAATTCTTTCCTGTCTAAATTTATCATCTAATTCAATTCGTCCCATTTTTTCCCTTTCTAATAAGAATTCGCATTCGTCAATTCTTTCTTCGTCATAATCCCTTTGTGAAAAAGGTTCGCAATATACAACATTAGATTTAGGTTTTTTAACAATATCTGTAGGCATTTTATATTATATCTTATATTTTATTTTTTAATATATAAAATATTTTAAAGTTTTTTCAAATTTTATTTTATTATTATTAAAAATTATTTTTTTTTATATAAATATTATTATAAATAATGTCATTAATTATTACTTCTAATGAAATAGCAGGTAAACAAAATCAAATAGGAGAATTCCAATCGCCTTATAGTTGGTCTAATCATTTAAATCAACCAATAAAAATTCCACCACATTCTGAAGTTGCCGTCCAGTCATTAAAAATTAATAAAGACGGAACTATAAGTATTAATCCAGCATTAAAATGGTATGTATATTATGGTAAAAAATTAGTCGACGGCACAGTATCGTATGAAAATACAACGAGTGCTCCTCATATAGTAGATTTAAAATTAACAACTTCAGAAGAAGTAACTGTAGAACAATTTGCTCAAAAAATAAAAAATGCTTTAGATAGAGGCTTACCAACACCTGAAACTTTTGGATTATCAGATTGTGTAGCTGTAAGAAATGCTAGTGGAACAGACTTCCAAGGATTTACTTTTTCTATGCAAACAAGAACAAATGGTTCAGGTTTAAATAATATACCTCAAACATGGGATAATGTATTTTCTAAAACATACCCAACAGCTGGATTAACTTTTAATTCAGCAAGTAATACTTTAACACCTAAAGCACAATATGTAGATAGAAAAGGTGCAGCATTATTTAATGTTGCTATAGGTCAAGACACACCATTATCTACTAATGGTGGCGAATATATAATGAATTTAAGTAATGTAGCAAAAACTGGTTGGGCTGTAGGTTTGAGGCGTTGTGTGACTAGTAAGAATAGACAAATAACAAAAATTTTTAGTAAACGTGATTCTGATTTAGATTTAAACCATTTTTCAGATTTTGTAGTATATGCTATTCAAGATAATATTGGAGTTCAAAATAATGCTTTTAAAATTCGTGTATATCAATCTACAACTGATTCTTCAAGAACAACAAATCCAAATTTACCATTACAAATGAGAGAAGTAGACTATACAACTGGTAATGGCTCTTTAACTGGTATATATAATTGGTCTACAAATGCTTCTAATGATAATTATGATAAAATTAAATTTACAGTTAATAATGAATTAGTTAAAGTAGAATTACATAATGCTAGTGGTTGGGACTTATTAGTATCAGATAGTGCTGGTGGAAAAGGTGAAAGATTTAATCCAGTAAGAGATACATGTAGGAATTTATATCCATTAGCATTCTGTACTAATAATGCTAGTAATAATAGTTATTTAACAATTGAAAAATGGGGAGGTAGAGTAATAAATAGTTTTACATATAATAACCCAGATAATGATTGGTATGCTTATTTAGCAAATTTTGGTTTATTACCAACTATAAGAGAATTAGAAAATAGAGAAATATTTAATTATGCTAGTGCTACAGTCCCTGATTATGAAGGTATAAATGCTAGTGGTGTGCCCGAAAATTATGAATTTGTAATGGTATTAAAATCTGATACTCAATTATATACTGGAACTGAAAGAGCAAATATAGCAAGATATTTTGGTTTTGAAAATGTTGTAAGATTAGATAGTTCAGATAAATCTGGTTCTAATTTAGAAATACAATCATATAAAAGTAATGAGACACCAAATCTTAAATCAACCAGCAGTATATTTGTAAGATTAAATAATCTGCCTGTTAGGTCTTATAACGCAGGGCAGTCAAGAAGGTCGCAAATTATTTATTCAGCACCACGTTTTGCTACTGGAACAGACCAGCAAGTGGGAGCATTATTTTTTGAAAGTCCAGAAAAAACTTATGTATCATTAGATAATCCTATGGAGATAAATTTAAATACAATAGATATAGATATAGTAAATGAATCAGAAACATTAGCAACTGATTTATTAGGTAAAACAGTATGTACCTTACACATAAGACAAAGTCCAAAAATGTAAAATAATTAAAATTAAAATCTTATTTATAATATAATGGAATATCCAAAAATATCTATTTTAACTCCCACATATAATCGTAGTAAATTCCTACCATTATATATTCATAATTTAAAAAATCAATCTTATCCACATAATAAAATAGAAGTATGTATCTATGACGACGGCACAGAACCTTTTTGTAAATATGAAGAATTAAGAGAAACTATAAAACCTATGAAATTAATTTATTATAAAGATAAAAATAAAAAATCAATTGGAGAAAAAAGAAATTATTTAGTAAAAAAATTAGCAACAAATAAATTATATATCTTTATAGACGACGACGACATATATTTAAATGATTATTTAAGATATAGTGTAGATACATTATTATCAAATAAATATGGATTAGTAGGATCAAATGGTATGATTTTTTGTTATCCTGAAAAAGATTTTAAATTAACTGGAATTAAATGTAAACATTTATCGCAGATACACGAGGCAACAATGTGTTTTACAAAAAAATATTTTAATAGTATGGGAGGCTTTCAAAAAAGTAGCCAAGGTGAAGGTGCTAAATTTATATTAGATAGAGAAAATGGAGTAGGTGAAACAAATATAGAATATTTAATGGTATGTATAGCACATGAAAATAATACTGTAGATAAACAACAATTTGATAATGATAGAACAGATATTAAAGATAATTATAATGGCGATAAACGTGAAATTTTAAAATCTATTTTTAAAATATAAATATATATAATATAATATAATATAATAATGTCTACAAATGAATATACAAATATAACAATAATAGATTGTAATAGGCAACATTCAATCCAAGCTAAAAGTGGAAATGACGAAAACCCTGCATTATTTACAAATGAATTAGGTAGAGGTATTAAATTAAAAGTAGGTGATAAAGTATCAGTACAAGGAGCATATATATCAGAGATTGGTGCTGGTGCTAATACAATAGAATTAAAAGGTGAAAAGACTGGAAAACAAAGAACTATAAATTATACAAAAGAAACTTATAGATATCCAGCAGTTGTAGACGACGAATATTCAGACGCAACTAAAGCACTCCCACTCATAACTGGATATCAGCAAGTAGAATTTGAACCAAATGCTAGTTTAACTTATGATATAGTAGATAATGAAACATATATAACTATTGAGTTTTATATTAATAATTCAGGAGATAGTGGTTATGTATCGCTTCCAAGAAGATATGCGACAAATGCCAGTGAAGAAACAAGCACTACACCATGGACGAGTAAAGATAAATTAGATCAAGGAAGACCATATCAAGAATTATTAAATAACCAATTTGTATCTGACGATTATTTTTATTATGATAATTCTGAGACTGGAGAACCAACTGGATTTTATAAATTAAGAAATGATTGTAGTAGATTTACGTTAATGAAAAGAGAAGGAACAACATATTTAAGGAGACAAAGAGTAGCAGATACAGGAAGAAATTGGTATAGTAACCCAGACCCACCTACATTAGATAGATTATTGGAAGCTAAATACTATACATATAAACAACCAATAAAAATATCAATACAAAAAGGTTTTAATACCCCTGATAATATAAGTCAAGATATTAATAGAATTTTAAAAGAAGCAAACGATCCAGTAGATTTTAATATAATTAATCAAGGAGTAATAAAACCAGTAACTCAATATGTAAGTAGTCAAACATTTAGACCTGAATTATGTGCCTCTAATGAAGCATTTAATGATATACAATATAAGAGATTTACATATTGGAGAAATAGTGCAAGTGGTGGGTCAGTAGAAGATAGAGAAGAGGGATCGCATTTATATTATAGTTGTTTTTATAATGTATATCATAAAAGACCTGAAATAAGAGAAGCAGGACAAGTATTAAATAATTATTTAGGTTCAGGTATAAAAGTGAATGAGATTATATATACAGGAGATAGAAGGACAAGCACAGTAAAAACAAATATACTTTTTGAGGAAAATGAATTGAGTAAATTAAGAAATTTATTTAAAGCACAAAAATTATACCCTGAATTATTTTCAAATATAAATGCTCAAAATATAAATAAACCTTTTCAGATTGGAGACCCTGTTATGAGTGTTGATAATGCTAGGTATATACACATGAATACACAAGGAACGGCAACAAGAACAACACGATTAGGAGGAGATAATATAGATTTTAATGCTTCAACTACAAATCAACAATCATGTCCTTTGTTTTTTTATTTTCAAAAAGAAAATGAAGATAAATTTACAAACGGACATAATATAAATGATTTATGTTATGGATTTGCTACAAAATATGAGAGTGGGGGACAATATTATGTAGAACTACACCCTGAATTAATAAACGGAATTAATCAAGAATTATTTAAAAATGCTGTTGGAACAATAGTTAATATACAACCTGATACTTTATTAGGATATGATTATAGTTTTAATGCATATGGAACAGCGTGTTTAATAGGGTATTCAGGTAGATTAGAATTAGATTATCCACAAATTAATCAGTGGGGATTAGGAGATATTAATATATATACACAAGAAGACCCACATGGCGAAGCAGAAAACCTAAAAACGGCAAAATATATGAGATATAATTATATAGGTTCTAACAATCCCAAATTTGAATATGACGCAGACGATAATAGATTTTATTTTAGTGATTTACATACACCTGAAGTAAATGGACAATCATGGATATCTGCTGGAGATAATGGTTCAGCTGTAAGCCCAGCTATAGAAGATAATACACAAGAAGGCAATAATATAGTATACAAAATAAATAAAAGAATTAATCCATATACATATACACCTGATATGAAACCTTATGTATATGAATATGACCCAAAAATTAAATATACTTATGGACACTCAGGGTCGGGGTCAGGGGAAACAGAAAGGGATATATCGCAACCAAATAGAAATATATATCCGTGGTCAATCTTTGATAGTCAATCAGG